AGCCTAGCACACCATCCTCAAAAAGTCAAGAGACAAAACGGACATTCGCAAAGTTTTTTCTGTGGTCTACATCACGTTTGGACATTTGTGTGCGGTCTATGACAATTCGGACATTCGTTACATTTTGCGTACCGTACATCTAAGCAAAATATTAAACTTTTGTAGAATATGAAATATAACATTTTAATAACGACGGTAGAGATAATGTCAAGGATATTAGACATGATAAGGTATAGCGTATCTAATACGATACATAAAAATTTTTTAAACTTTTAAATAATCGGGTATACAATAAGCATATGGAAAGTCGTGTCAATTATTGTCTGATGTGCGATAAGAGAGATGGTAGTTATTGCACAGTTGCTAAAATGGAAATAAAGGATTTCATTAACATAAGACTTGCTACATGTCCATTATTCAAATGGGGTTAATAGCGTTCTCTATAAATATTTATGAATTTTGCCAAGGCAGCAATAGGAACATTTCTATAAGTCATCACAAGTCCTGAATGTGTTTCACTTCTCATGTTGTAATATCTCATTTCTTCTGAGTCATCAATGAGAACAGCCCATTCCATGAATTCAGGTACAGGTTCTATGAGAAATTCATATCCATTGCTTAAGGCAAGTTCGACGGTAGAGGGAAAATCACAAAAAGCATTATGTCCAATATGCACAGTAAGAAGATCTGCCTTACGATGATCTATTCTCATGGTTGACTTTACTTCTACGATTCCATTCTCTATTGTCTTTGACCTAATCATGCATACATAATAGCATTGTGAGATATACTTGTCAATTGTGAGTTGTAAGAATTGCGGGGGTATAAATAGTTCTCCCTGGGGGCGCTCAGTGCGGAGCACGAGCAGCCATAGAAAGGAAAAGAATATGCGACCAGTCAAGCCATGGGACTTATTAAATAAAGACAATTGGACTATGGAAGAAGTACGACAAAAGAGATTAGAAATATGCGGTGAATGTGAACATCTTAATGTTATCAAGCAATGCAAGATGTGTCACTGCTTTGTAGAATTAAAGACAAAACTTGAAGATGCATTCTGCCCTTTGCGGAAATGGTAGATAGGGGGCGTTTGCGCCCATTTTATATACATACCGCCGCGAAAGGTAAAAGCGGGGGTTCTACATTTTCGCGCCGCCGCAAAAAGCAAACAATTCACAACTTATGCACAAACTTTTGCTATAATATCTATACAACTACATAAGGAGTTAGTTATGACAGACAAGACAAAGGCCATGCTTCGTTCATGGTTCAATGCATTTATTGCATCAGTCATTACCGCCGCCATTGCGGTCTTTGCAAATAACGATGGTTCACTACCACTCGATGGAAAGACTTGGCTAGGCGTATTGGTAGCAGGCGTTGTTTCAGTATTGCCAGTTATCAAGAACTATTTCGATTCAAATTACTCACTTTATGGAAAGGGAAGTGCTACCGCAGAGGTAGTTGCCCCAGAGTAATATGAATAATATCAAAGGGGTGCTTCGTAATAAGTTGCGACAGCGCCCTTTTGATTTTTATGTAGCAGTTTTGCTGTTTATTACAGGTCTTTATAGCATAATTAGCGATTCTTGGCCTGAAAATGTGGAAAATCACCTAGTTTCTACCCTAATTGTTATAATTTCGTTATATTTAATGGGTGCTTCCGTTATCATTATGTTATCTTTGTCCTGTCATCGTCAAAAATACCCAGTTTTAGCATTAATGGGTGAAATGTATGGGTGGATGTTCGTTGCGTCAGCGTCTTTGGCTACAACAATCCTATATCTAGGCTCTCTTATTGGAGAAACACCATCTTCTTGGTGGGGTTTTGCAGCAATGATGGTAATTTGGGTGGGCATGTTTATGGCAAGTTCAGTAAGATTCTTTGATTTACTAATAATTTATAGGAGTTTGAAGAAATAATGGACGCAACAGTAGTAATAGCAATTGTTGGCGCTTTAGCGACTCCTATAGCGGTAGTTGTCACCTGGATTCTCAATAGGAAGAAGCATGTAGCAGAAATCTATGAAGCAATTAGTGGTTCTTCCCAAACCGCCGTAGAAACCATGCAAATGACGATGAGCGAACTTCGTCTTGAACTTGTTGCTGCTCGTGAGAAGATAGAAGAACTGATTCAGGAGAATGAATTGCTTCGTCAAGATCTTGCTGGTCTAAAGGCTCAAAATGAGACTCTAATGGAGCAGATTCACGATATGAGAGTTTCCTACGAGCAGTCATCACAGCGTGACAATTAGAACATCTGATCTCACACTTATTAATTTCCTCCATAATCGTGCTCCACGCATAATCTGAACGGATCAAATTGGACACGGAGTTCTTTTTATTATCCTCAACATGATCAAATTGCAATGCAACACCATGTTCGTTATACCCACAATCAATGCACCCATAGTGGGTCTTAATCATCTGGGCCAAGCGCCATTTTGCTGCACGCTTTCTGGCCCTAGGAGATACGAAACTCATTCCATGCCTTTGCGGTAATTGGATAATGTTCTCCAACTATTTCGTTAATCACCTTTGCATACTCCACAATCTCACTTTGTGCTCCATGTCCTAAACGTAGAGAACAGAAGTGTAGCAGAGCATTAAGGCTTGCTGTCCAGCGCCAACGCACATACATGGCATAGGCAGGAAGAAGAAGTCGTGCCTGCTCTGGTGCAACACCATCTTCAAGTGCTTCTAGATAAAGACTGTGAGCCTCTGTAACGGTTCGAATCATTGCCTGATAATACTTAGCACCCTTATATAGTCCAACGCTCTCACCGCTTCCCTGCTTAAGATTTGAAGGTGCTGAACGCCATTGGTCTACCCCAGGAATGTAGAACTTCTCGTTTTCTGTTACATATCTTCTAGATGATTCATTCCAACCCAACTGATCATCAAGGTGGGAAGATCCTACAGAGTGCTTATACCACTGTCTTGCTACCATCAAGGGAGCATAGATTTCAAAGGTCATTGTGCAATGTCTAAAGCAGGCATCGTGCTTTTCTCTAACCAGGAAGGAAATGAGTTTAGAATCTTTTTCCGATAAACAATCTACTTCCTTATCAAAACTAACTCTTGCAGCATTAACAATATCAATATCAGAACCCATATTATTAACGAGTCTTACATAACCATGATCCAGGACTGAAATTTGAGACACGAAAGACCTTTCAACTTAGGAGGAGAAAACTTCTTGTTTTTCTCTCTCTTCTCTCTTATAAAGAGAATTGTAATGACCTTTTTAGAAGTTGTCAAGTTCTCAAGGTAACGATTTGATCACGTTCTAAACCTGATATAATTAAAGTAAATTAGAAGGAGTCTAGTTGCATGATACCAGGAAAGTATAACATTGTTTGCCCTCAAGGGTCAACGTATAATCAGCAATTTACATACTCTATCAATGAAGTTCCTGTAGATCTTACAACATATACCGCCAGAATGCAGGTAAGGGAAAAGCATACTAGCACATCAAAGATTCTTGATCTAACAACTGAGAATGACGGAATAGTACTTGGTGGTGAGTCAGGAACAATAACCGTAAACGTTTCAGCATCAGACACAGCAGCACTTGTAGCAAAAGATTATGTTTATGATCTTGAGTTAATTTCTTCAAGTACTGTTACTAGACTTTTTGAAGGAAAATTCCTCGTTACAGCAGAGGTGACTAAGTGAGTAACGTTGTAACAGCAGATACTACTGAAGTTATTGTTACAGCAATAGAAAATGTTGTAAACATTAATGTTTGCGAAAACAATGTTGAGGTTATTACGGGAACAACTGGGCCACAAGGTCCAAGGGGTACACAGGTTTTGTCGGGGACAGGAAATCCGTCTCCAACAATAGGTCTAATAGGAGATCAGTACATCAACACAGATACTGGATTCCTTTTCGGACCAAAAACAGAAAGTGGTTGGGGATCTGGAGTTCTTCTGGGTACAGGCTTGCACATTAGTGATGTTGCCTATGCTCATTATCAAACCTCCTCGTCCACGGTTTGGACTATAGATCACGGTTTAGAGTTCAAGCCAAACATAACAGTAGTCGATCTAGATGGGAAAGTAATAGAGGGAGATTATCAATACAGTGGAAACACGATAACTGCCACATTTTCCAATAGTATTACTGGGGCGGCTTACTTATCTTGAAAGGAGATGAATTAACATGGCAAAGAGATTCCTAACACATATTGACCTTGCAGGGAATCAATTATTGAATGCTGCCTTCGAAAAACTCTCATCAGACCCAACGACTGGTAATTTTGAAGGTAGAATTTACTACAATACCGCTTCTGACATTCTTAAGATGTATGACGGTACTTCCTGGATTGCTGTTGGCGCTATCACAGCAGTCAATGGAACAACAAATGAGGTAGACGTTAGCACCACAAATGGTGTAGTCACAATTAGCCTCCCAGCAACAATTAATGCTGATACAAGCGGAAATGCTGCTACAGCAACTAAGTTGGCTACCTCACGCACAATTGAACTTACAGGTGACGTAACAGGATCTGCCTCATTTGATGGCAGTGCAAATGCATCTATTACAGCAACAATTGCTGCCAATAGTGTCGCACTTGGAACAGATACAACAGGAAACTACGTATCAGACCTCACTGCTGGATCTGGAATTTCTGTTTCAGGAGGTGGAGGTGAGGGATCAAATATTACTGTCTCCAATACTGGTGTAACATCAGTCGCTGGAACAGCAAATCAGATTGCTGCATCTGCATCAACTGGTTCAGTAACTCTATCACTTCCAAGCGCAATTACCGTTCCTGGAAGCCTTACCCTTAATGCAGACCCAACTTCTGATCTACATGCCGCTACTAAGGCATATGTCGATGCTAAGGTAAATGGTCTTACATGGAAGCCTTCTGCTAACTTGCTTGCAAATAGCAACGTTGCGCTTACTGGAACAAGCGGAACACTAGTTATTGATGGGCATAGTGCTCTAGGAACATCAAATGTAGGATATAGAATTGTTCTTATCGCTCAGACAACTGGAGCAGAGAATGGTATCTATACATATGCAGATGATGGATCTAACTACACACTTTCCCGTGCAGCAGATGCAGATGTTTACTCAGAACTTATTGGTGCAAGCATCTTCATCAATGAGGGTACTGCCTACGGTAAGACTTCATGGGTTCAGTCAAATCACTACCTAACCAACTTTAACGGTCAGGTATGGACTCAGGTTGCAGGTCAAGGTACTTATGTCGCTGGCAACGGTCTTTCTCTAACAGGAAACTCTTTTGCAATTGACACAAGCGTAACTGTAGACAAGAATACTACTCAGACTCTTACAAATAAGACTCTTACCAATCCAACAATTTCTGGCCTTTATCTTTCAGATAACACCATTATTGTTGAGGGTACGGCAGATTCTTTTGAGACTACAGTAAACTTCTCAGATCCAACTGCTGATCGTACTATTACCTTCCAGGATGCCACAGGAACAGTAGCGTTCACAGGTGATATTACATCTGCAATCAATGCACTCACAACATCAGATATTGAAGAGGGCACAAACCTTTACTACACAGATACTCGCGTAAACACCGTTCTTACAAACGGAGCCTACACAAAGAAGGTATCTGCAAACGTAGGAAATGGTTCAGCAACATCCTTCGCCATCACACATAACCTTGGAACAAGAGATGTTCAGGTCCAGGTTTATGATAATGCTACATACGATACAGTAGAGGTAGATGTAGTTAGAACTAGCACAAGCGTTGCAACAGTTTCATTCGCAACTGCTCCAAGTTCAAACGCCTACCGCGTAGTTGTTATTGGTTAATAAAATATTGAGTGGGCGGTAGGGAGAAATCCTTGCCGCCCCTCTTTATTTTGGTATAATCTATATATGGCTACAATCTTTCCAGCAAACCCAACAGTTGGACAAATCTATAATGGATACAAGTGGGACGGTGTAGCATGGAAGACTATTGGAATTAACACGGCAGTAAACTATGCGACTTCTACTCAGTTAGCAGATCACGCCGCAGATACCACCAATATTCATGGAATTGCAGACACATCACTACTTGCTACCAAGTCTTATGCAACAACTGCGGCAACGAATGCAGTAGCGGCAGTAATTGATTCCTCTCCATCTACCCTCGATACACTTAACGAACTTGCTGCTGCAATCAATGATGATGCTAACTTTGCTACAACAATAACTAATTTAATTAATGCAAAGGCTCCAATTACCTCTCCAACATTTCAAACTTCTGTAACAGTTAATGGATCTGTAAATGCTACATCATATTTACAAAATGGTGTTCCCCTGCCAGTAAGTGTCACTCCAGCCACTCCATTTTTGTTTTTTGGCATCTGATTATGCTATACTTTTTTATGTTGAGGATATGAAATGGCAAATACATACAAACTTCTAGGTAAGACTGAGACAGCGCAATCTACCCTGTCTATTACAAACAAGGCTCTAACCTCAAACGTTGCCACAATCACCACATCTGCTGCTCATAATTTTGTTGTAGGACAAAGTGTAAGCATTGTTCTTGACACAGCAGACGCAGCATTTGATGGAGTCAGAGTTGTTGCTACCACACCAACATCAACAACATTTACTTTTGCATCTGTAAACACAAACGTATCTTCAGCAGCAGCAACTGGAACTGCTACAGGATTTTCCTGGTATACACTATATAGTTGCCCAGCAAATACTGCTGCCGTAATTTCTGCATTAACAGTAACTAATAAGAATAATTCAGGGGTATATTATCAAGTTGCTGTTTCTACCACAACTTCAGTAAGTGGAAGTGATTATATAGTTTATAATGATCTTATGGCAGGGTACGAAACAGTATCTCTAACCATCGGTATGGTTCTTGATAGTACACAAAAGAATCTAATGGTAAATGCAGGATCACCAGGAGTTACATTTAACGTATTTGGTATGGAGGTAACATAAAATGGGTTTTGAAAGACTAAGATCTCCATATGCAAATCAGATTCCTGTAGGAAAGACTGGATATGGTCCATCTGCTTATGCAAGTACATGGACTTCATCACTTGCTCCATATACATTTGTTGGAAGCAGCGCAACAGCAAGTACAAACACTATATTGGGAATGTCATACAGATGTCATATGTTTGAGTACGTTCCTGGACAAAACTATAATATTACTTTCTCAAGAGCAGGAGTTGTAGATCTACTTATTCTCGCTGGTGGAGGCGGTGGCGGTGGTGCTTACACAGTCAACTATGGTGGTTCAAATCAGCAGAGAAGTTGTGCTGGCGGTGGTGGTGGAGCAGGTGGACTTATTCTTCAATATAATTATGGAGTAAACGCTCAACAATATTCTATAACCGTAGGAAATTATGGTAGTGGTGGAGGTCAGGCAGCAACTGGATCAAGTGGTTCAAATTCAGTATTTGGATCTTTAACTGCAATAGGCGGCGGAGGAGGATCAAACTGGGGAAGCAACCCATCCACAGGAGGTTCTGGTGGAGGCTGCGGATCTGGTTGGTCTAGATGGGATAATGGTCAATCATTTTCACCAACTAAAGCCAGCGGAACCGCTGGTCAAGGATTTGCGGGTGGATGCTACCCAAGTTCTTCTTGGGATGCTCCAGGTTCAGGAGGTGGAGGATATTCTGAAGAAGGATACCCATATTATTATCAAAGTGTTCTCAAGGGTGGAAATGGTGGAGCAGGAATAACACTTAACTTTGATGGAACTTCTCGCACTGTCGCTGGTGGAGGTGGAGGCGGTGGAGGAAGAAATAACTATACCGCAGGATCTGGAGGATCTAGCGTAGGAGGAAACGGTGCTACTGGAGGAAGTGCTACGAATGGTAGTAATGCAACATCATACGGAAGCGGCGGCGGAGGAGCCAACTCAGCAGGAGACTACTATGGCTCCAGTGGAGGAAACGGTTCAGCAGGATTAATAATCGTCAGATATGCGATTGGATAATTATGTCTGAAAATATTATAGAGCCAGTAATTGAAAACTTTGTAACTCATAAGGTTGCAGTAGCATCTAAAGATTATCCAGACTATGAAATTGAGCAAGGTGACGCACTAGCATTCGGCGTTTATATGGCACAGTATGATATTGAGCCATTTGCCTGGAATAGTCAAATTGCTAACAATCCAGTTCTTTGTGCTATTGAACACGAGTGGGTAACTCTTGAAAGTGGACAGAACTTGCCACAATTAAAGAACGCAAAACTACCCTAATGATATAATCGTTATATGACAAAGAGACTTCTTTCTACCCAGAAGATTGTCAATTTAGCATCAGACCCAGCAAGTGGAGTATCTGGTGAAATTTATTTTAATACCAGCACAAACACCTTTAAGTACCATAATGGAACAACCTGGACTGCTCTAGGTGGTGGATCTGGTGGAACTTCTATCACCATTTCAGATACTCCGCCTTCATCACCAACCGTAGGTCAAGGATGGTTCGATAACACCACAGGATCTTTCTATCTATGGGATGGAACATACTGGCAGCAGGTTACCGTTGCAATTTCTGAAATTCCAGATCCAGCGGGGCATGACGGACAATTTCTAAAGACAGATGGAACAATGACATACTGGTATCCAGTAGAAGCAGTAAACGTAGCAACTGATGTGGCACTCTCAAATTCTTGGTGGATGGGAGTATAATTTAGTATGGGACTTCGTAGGCTTGCAATCTCTAATCCTTCTGCAAATACAGATACTACTCTTTTTACCGCAGATAACCAATATCTAATGTCTGTTATTGCTGCCAACAAGTCATCAACTACATCAGCAAACATCAGGGTATGGGTTCAACCCTCTGGATCATCTTCTTCATCACAGTATGCATATATTGCCTATGATCTTCCTGTAGATCAGACTAACTCATTTGAAACATTCAGGTTTGCAGTTAATCAAAATGATGTTGTGAAGATTAGATCTAATACAGCAGATCTTTCTTTTCAGGCTTATGGATTGGTTCAGTATGATATTAATTTGGGGGTAGGAATTAGTTCTTATGCCACCTCTGCTCCTAGTGTTCCAGTAGATGGAATGATTTGGATTGATTCAGATGGAGTTAGTGGAACATCAGCAAAGCCAGCATATGTGTACAGTTCGGCAGCATCAGACTGGATTCCTCTTGTTGGCGGTATAAATACAGCAGCAAACTACACATTTACTGGAACAGTAATAATTCCAGGGTATGAGAAAGAAATTCCACTTCAAAATTCTGCTCCAACATCTCCATCTGCTAGCGATCTATGGATTGATAATTCAGCAGCAGCCCCACAACTTAAGGTTTATAACGGATCTGCTTGGGTTTCCCTTGCTTCTGCGGTAGATGACAGAAATCTAATTATTGCACAAAGGATGTTTATGGCATGAGTATTCAACGTTATTTTGTTAGTAAAAGAATTTCTGATACTTCAGATAGTTTAAAGCAGTTTATTGAGGCTGCTGGTGGAACAACACAAATCTTAGGTGGGTATAAGATTCATACCTTTCAGGCTGGAGGAACTTTTCAGTCAACTTTTGCACCAGCAAACTCTTATGGATCAGTTGAATATTTAATTGTTGCAGGAGGTGGAGGAAGTGGAACAGCATCTGGTGGCGGCGGTGGTGGCGCAGGAGGTCTACTTTATGGTAATGCATCAATTGTTGCTTCATACTATTCTGTAGTTGTTGGATCTGGAGGAAGTGTTAATAATAATGGATCTAACTCATCAGTAACATCAATCGGAACAGCAATTGGTGGAGGCTATGGAGCATATCAGGGTAGAGGAGCAGGTGGCGCTGGAGGATCTGGCGGCGGAGCAGACGGAGGTGGCGGTGCAGGAAGTAGCAACACCTCTTCTGGAGCAGGAACAAGTGGACAGGGTAATAGAGGTGGATATGGGTGGTACAGAGATTATAATGACGGTGGCGGTGGCGGTGGTGGCGCAGGAGCAGTTGGAGGAAATGGTGGAACAAATACAGGAGGTGCTGGAGGCATTGGTTTGAGCATATCAATATCTGGATCACCTACATATTACGCAGGAGGCGGAGGTGGATCTTCTTACACTGGAACTAATTCCGTTGGTGGAACTGGCGGTGGTGGAAACGGTGGAACTGGTGCAGGAGGAACAGCAGGAACAGCAGGAACAAATTACCTTGGTGGTGGTGGCGGAGCCTCAAGTGGAGGAAATGCTGGTGGAACTGGTATAGTAGTGATAAGATACATCTATGCCTAGATTTAAGACTACAGAAATGATCCTCAAGGGTACTGAGGAGTACTTTGATGAAAATTGGATGGACACACCATTCCTACAATTACCAGATTCAGATGCATGGGACTATTCTCGTGAACTTCAAATAGAAGACATTGATTTATGGGAAGTTATTTCAGAAATGTCTGGTCCAAGTGGACTATATGCTGCATGGCTTCCATATGCTGAATTTTATATGATTATTAAAAATAGACAAATTGACTCAACATACTATGGAAAAGGCAGCGATGACTATGCTGGAAAACGCTGCGATGAATTAGGCATCCACTATCCAAAGAAAATGATATAATTTCTATATGGCTACATTTTCTAAGATCCCGCTATCTGGATCAACTAATGGTAAGGGTATCCTAGTTGCTGCTACCGCCACAACTGGAACCACGATTCACACGGCGGTATCTGGAACAAGTTCATTTGATGAGGTATGGCTTTATGCTCATAATAACTCTACATCATCTGTAAAACTAACAATTGAGTATGGAGGAACTTCTGCACAGGACAACCTTGAAATCACTATTCCAGGTGAATCAGGTCTTGTTCTTGTTGTTCCAGGACTTTTCTTGAACAATGCTCTGGTCGTGACAGCGTTTGCGGGTACAACAAACGTAATTACCATTCATGGCTATGTGAATAGGGTGGTTTAACATGCCAGGACTATTGTCTCCTAGCGCCAGCACTGCAACAATGCCAGTTTATGCAACTTCAGCAGAAAGAAATGCTGCAATTTCATACGCATATCTTGGTCAGCAAACATATATTTCATCTACTTCAAAGATTGAGTTTTGGAATGGAAGTGCTTGGACAATTTCTAATCAAGATGCAATTCAGCCACAACTTCCAGTAACAGTATATGCAAATGCTGCTGCTAGAGATGCTGCAATTCCTTCTCCAACAGAAGGAAGAATGGTTTATCTACAAAGCAACAGAACTGTTTATATTTATAATTCAGTCGCCTGGGTTCCTGTTGGAGCAATAGACATCAATCCTCTTATTGTGGGGGGTATGTGAGATGCCAACAACGTATAAACTTCTAGGAAAGACTTCTACAGCACAAACATCTTTATCAATTACCAATAAGGCTCTTACATCAAACGTTGCTACACTGACAACTTCAGCGGCACATGGACTGGTAGTAGGTCAATCAGTAAACATTCTTATGACAACATCAGATGCAGCATTTGATGGTGTTCGTGTAGTTACTGGAACTCCAACATCTACAACTTTTACTTTTGACTCTATTAACACTAACGTTGTTTCTGTAGGGGCAACTGGAACAGCAACTGGATACACATGGTACACAATCTATACCTGTCCAGATGCAACAGCGGCGGTAATTTCATCACTTATTGTTACAAATAGAAATACCACTGGTGGATATTATCAAGTAGCAATTTCTACAGCCTCTGGAACAGTGGCTACATCAGACTATGTAGTTTACAATGACTTAGCAGCAGCAAGTGAAACAATTGGATTAACTTTAGGTCTTACACTAGATTCAACAAATAAATACCTTAAGGTTTCTGCCAGTACCGCAGGATTCACCTTTCAGGCACATGGAATGGAGATAACAGCATAATGGCTATTGATAGACTTAGATCACCTTACGCAAATCAGACACCAGTAGGTCGTTCTGATATTGGACCAGCAGCATATGCAACTACATGGTCAGCATATCTACAGCCATACACCTTTATTGGTGATGGAACCGCTGGAACAACACTTGGTGTGACATATCGTTGCCATATGTTTGAATATGTATCTGGACAAAACTACAGCATTACCTTTAGCAAGGCAGGAGTAGTAGATCTTCTAGTTTGCGCTGGCGGAGGAGGTGGAGGAGGAGCATACTTTCCAGGAGGAAATGCAGCAGATGGACAATCAGGTGGTGGTGGAGGTGCTGGAGGTTTAATTCTAAACTATAACTATGGAGTTACTGCTACATCATACAACATTACCGTAGGAAACCTAGGTGGTGGAAATAATACAAGCACAGGAACAAGTGGTGGAAATAGCACTTTTGGATCTCTTACAGCAGTAGGCGGTGGTGGCGGCGGCGCTGGATGGTCAACATCTGCACCATCATCTGGAGGTTCAGGAGGTGGATGTGGCGCAGGAAATCAAGCGTCAACAACAATTGCAACTGGAACAACTGGTCAAGGAAATAGTGGTGGTACAAGATCATATAGTTCTTCGGGACCAGGAGGTGGTGGTGGAGGATATAGTCAGGTAGGTGGACAGGGTACTCCTATTAATGCTAATGATGCAACTAGATTAGGTGGAAAAGGTGGAGATGGAATTACTTTAAGATTTGATGGAACTTCAAGAGGCTACGCCGCAGGTGGCGGAGGTGGTTCATATAGCAGTGGAACAGGTGGTGTCGCTGGAACAGGTGGTGGTGGTGCTGGTTCTGTTGGATATGCAAACGGATCTAATGCAACTGGATATGGCTGTGGCGGCGGAGGAGGAAGTGTTGGCACATCAGGACAGGACAGATATGGTGGCAATGGAACAGTTGGTCTAGTAATCGTGAGGTATGCAATAGGATGACCCAGTATATTGCAATTGCTAATGCCGATAACTCTTCTTTTTCTGTAAAAAAGAATCAAATTATTGCATCAGTAGAATTAAGCGATGGTCTTTTTATAGATGCAGAAACTGGGAAGTTTGATCAAGAACTATTTGACTCTTATTTTTCTACTGCGGTGGCATCAGATCCAGACGGAGCAATTGCTGAAATTGTAGGTTGCACATGGTCTGAAAACAGTGACGATGTAGTTGTTATTTATCCAATAGTTTCTGAAAGAGAAGAAGACTAATGCCAGGGTATGCAAGAAACCCAGATGCAATTGCAGATGACGTATTAGTCTTTGCTAGTGCAGCAGCAAGATCAACTTCTCTTCCATCACCAATGCCTTCGCAAATTACATATCTTGAAGACACAAAGTTGGTTCAGTATTGGGATGGATCAACGTGGAGGGCGGTAGGTGGAGGAGCAAGTTATACAACTTCTGCGCCATCATCTCCACAAACAGGAGATATTTGGGTTGACAGTGATGCAACAACGGGTACTTTGAATGAGAATGATTATAAATTAAAGGCTGATGCTATACTAGATTCAGACTACGCTCTATTATGGGCAACAATGGGAGTAATGTAATGGCAACAGCAGCAAAGGCACTTTATAGAGGTGCAGCAGCAACTTCTTCTACAACTCTATATACCGTCCCATCTTCTACAACAGCGATAGTCAATACAATTGTTGTAGTTAACTCTGCTGGAACTAATGCTACATACACTCTTCTTCTAGATGATGTTCCCTTAGCGACAACTACCGTTGTTCCAGCAAATGACTCTGCAATTCTTGAGATTAAGCAGACTCTTGCTACCACTAAGACAATTAAGGGATTTGCTTCTGCTACCACTGTAGCCTTCCACATTTCGGGAATAGAGATTACCTAATCATGGGCGTTCGTAGATTTAAGACCGCCCTAGGTTCACAAATTAAAAATTATGGTCTTTCTAGCGGAAGGTCACTAGGAATTCCTTCTGCAACAGGTGGTTCTATTACTAGTGCTGGTGGATATAATATTCATACTTTTACAAGTGGAACATATACTTTTGTTCCAACAGCATCTATAGCGGTTGATTATTTAATTGTTGCTGGTGGAGGTTCAGGTAATCAGGGATTTATCAATGATCTAAACACAAATGGCGGCGGCGGCGGCGCTGGTGGACTTTTAACTGGAAGCGGTCTATCACTTTCTATAAACACCTCATACAGCGTATCCGTTGGTTCTGGAGGAACATTTGTGGCTAATGCTCAAAATACCGCTGCTTCTGGAAATAATAGTACCTTTTCATCATTTACGGCATCTGGTGGTGGGGGTGGAGGAATGCAATCAAGAGTCGGTGGGCCAGGTGGGTCTGGCGGAGGGGGTGCTGGCGGATTGGGATACTCCTCTGGAGGAACGGGAACTGCTGGTCAAGGAAATAATGGTGGAAATGGACAAAATGCTCAGAACGGATCATCTGGCGGAGGTGGAGGAGCAGGATCTGCTGGAGGAACGGGATCAACTGGATCTGGATTGTCAAATTCATTAAGTGGGTCATCAGTAACTTATGCTGCTGGCGGAGCATATGCAACTGGAACGGGAACTACTGGATCTAATGCTACTGCAAATACTGGAAACGGCGGTAATGCATCTTGGAACGCTAACACTGCTGGTTCTGGTGGATCTGGAATAGTCATTATTAGATATTTAAATTCAGCAACATATATATTTGATTAAAATGCTATAATTCATATATGCCTACATCAAGACCAGGATATATTTATGACGGTACACAGTGGGTTCCAATTGGATCTCAGCCTAATACTACTCCAGTAAAAGTTCAGGCAACAGCACCTACTTCCCCACAAACTGGAGATGTTTGGGTTGATACTTCTACATATATTGCAACAACAGACCCATCAACACTTGCTACAAAAGCAGAATTAGCCTTGGTAAACGGAGAGTCTGATCAAATCGTTATCGCTTTGCAGGTGTTTAGATAATGGATATTAGCAGAATGATGCCATCAACTCTAGTCACAGACTGGAGTAAAAATTATGTAAGAGCGCCAAAAGTAAAACCAGTTTTAACCTTATCTTCAGCAGTTAGTGGTACTACAACATGGACAGCAGAAAATGGAAAATTATATATAACAAATGCATCTGCATCAAGCAATATTATCACCATGAATGGGTCTTTCAGTATTAAAGTAAAGTTGTGGGGTGCTGGAGGTGGAGGATCTTCGTCATCTTCAGGTGCTGCTGGAGGATACACTGAAGTAATTGTTCCAGTAACAGCAGGTATGCAAATTTTATGTGCTGTAGGTGGTGCTGGAACATATGTGGCAGATGCTGGAGGAGCAACAGCCGCAGGAGGAGTTAATGGTGGAGGAAGAGGATATAGAGCAGGTTCTGCTGGTGGATATTCTGGAATATTTAATGGAACACTTTCTTTTGCAAATGCGATAGCAATTGCTGGAGGCGGTGGAGGTGGAGGTCACGGTCAAGAGGGCGGCGCAGGTGGTGGATCTACAGGACAGGATGGAGCAGGCTCTACTCCTGGATATGGAGGAGGACAGACTTCTGGAGGTGCAGGATCAAACCAGGGTGGTGGATCTGGTGGACAACTTTATGGAGGTGATGGAGCGGGTGACTGGGGTGCTGGTGGCGGAGGTGGCTACTACGGAGGTGGCGGGGGTGGAGAGACACCTGGACAGGTATCTGCTGGAGGCGGTGGATCTGGATACTACAGCACAACATTCTGTAGTAGTGGAACAACAACTCAAGGAAGTAGAACTACTGCCGCAAATAGCACAGACTCAGATAGAGGAACATATGGAAACTCTGTCACTGGTGGACTTATTGTTGTAGAGATTTTATAGTATAATTGACAAATGGCTACATATTCAAAGCAACTTTTATCAGGATCAACTAGCGGAAAGCCAATTGCAGTTGCCGCTACAGCGACTCCAGGAACAACTATTCATACCGCTAGTTCAACAGCATTGGATGAAATTTGGCTATATGCAGTAAATACTGGAACATCGTCAGTTAAACTTACTATAGAATTTGGCGGAACAACCAATACAGAGAATATAGAATTAACTATCGCTGGAGAATCTGGATTAACACTTCTTATTCCTGGACTGATACTTACTGGAGCAAACGTAGTAAGAGCATTTGCGGCAACGACAAATGTTATTAGCATCAGCGGTTATGTCAATAGAATTTCCTAGTGATATAATTTAATTATGGCATACAAAAGCAAAGTTTGGGATGGAACTCAATGGCAAGATGTTGCCACTAGTATCTCAAATATGCCATATGCCAAGGGCGGCGGCACAAATCAGATCTTCTTTGAAACCGATCAAACAGTCACTTATAGTTATACAATCACGACCAATAAGAATGCCATAACTGCTGGACCAATCACTATTGCAGATGGTGTTACGGTAACAATTCCTAATGGATCAGTTTGGACGGTAGTCTAATGCCAGGAAATATAAGATTATATGGAACTACTGGATATGTAGAATTGGCTGCTCCTACTACTGGATCAAATACAGTTCTTACTCTTCCTACAGATAGCATTCAACCAGGAATGATGCTTATAGCAAATCAATCATTTTCTTCAGCAGCATCTGTTTCACTTAACAATGTTTTTACTAGTTCATATAATACTTATTTAATTATTACTCAAGGAACTCACTCAGCAACAACTGGCGCTGGAATTAAATTTAGATACCGATCTGGTGGAGTAGACAATTCAACTGCATCTTATTTTTGGCAGTATTGGCAAGGAACAGGAGCAACCGTATCTGCGGGTCGTGTCAACTCTGATACTTCTTATGAGGTTGGTCTTCTGGCTCAAAAAGACGTATTTGAAATCATGCTTACTAATCCTTCTGAGGCAGCAATCAAGTCTTTCAAGTCAAGTTCTACCTACAACACTACCGCTGGAATTGTGAGCATTTCCTATGCGGGAGCAACCAGCATTTCATCGGCGTGTGATGGATTTACTCTTTATCCAAGTTCTGGAACAATTTCTGGAACAGTAAGAGTGTTTGCCTATAGGAACACATAAGGTATAATATTGATATGGCTGACGTAGTAGAAATAAACGTAGAAACTGGGGAAGTTATCGAAAGAGACTTTACTCCAGAAGAATTGGCACAAAGAGAAATTGATGCAGCCGCTTTTGCAGAAGCAGAGGCTGCTCGTGTTGCAGAGGAAGAAGCAAAGACTGCTGCTAAGGCTAGTGCGCTAGATAAGTTGGCAGCACTTGGACTTACAGAAGAAGAAGTCGCTGCAATTTTGGGGGCATAATGCCAATAACATTAGCAGGCACAGGAGCAGTATCTGGTGCAAACACAATTAATGGTTTATCTGTACCAGTAGATTCTCTTTCTCCAGCACTAGTTTTAATAAACTCAACAACTTTATCAGCAGTATCATCAGTATCACTAAACAATGTTTTTACTTCAACATATCAGGCTTATAGAATTGTCGTAGATGTTGTTGCATCTGCCGCCGCTGTTTCTTATGTAAGATTAAGATCAAATGGTACAGATGATACCAGTACAAATTATCATCAGCAAAGAATAACTGCTGGAAGCACAACCTTGGCTGGATCTAGAGTAGTTAGCGGTAATAACTTTAGAATAGGTGACATAAATACCACTAGAGGGATAACTTGGATGGACATATCTGATCCAATGCTTCCCCAGGCAACTGTTATTACACAAATGTATGGATGGGGAACAGGTTCATGTGAACTTGGAATGGGCTTTCATGAATTTGATTCTGTAGCAACATTTGATGGAATAACCTTCTATCCAAGCACAGGAACTATGACTGGAAATATGAGAGTTTATGGGTATAAGGGGTCATAATGAGTACACTATCAACAACATACGTTAAGCATGGTAGTTCTGCTATTAATAACATTACCCTCGCCTCTACGGGTGCAGTAGCGGTAAATGGAGCAATGACAGGTGCTGGAGTGGATCTTATTAATAAGACTGATTTTTCTGCCGCCTCTTCAGTATCTATTAATAACTGCTTTAGTGTAACTTATGATTGGTACAAAATTGTTTCTGAATTATCTTTTAGCACGGCTGCCACGGCGACACTTAGGTACAGAACTTCTGGAGTAGATAACTCATCTTCTTCTTATAATTCTCAACGTGTAATTGGTTATTCTACTGCATCGGTTATTACGTCTAGAGCGTTAAACGGAACGGGTCTTACTTTCTGTGACGGAGCAGCCGCCGTTACCGTTCCTATTTGGTTTGATGTTTATTCTCCATTTAAAACAGCAATTACAAATGGAATTAGTATGTATTCTTTTAGTCCATCTAGTGCAACTCCTGAAATATCAATGTATGGAACTGCTTTTACGGGCACTACATCGTTTGATGGATTTTCTATTGTTGCTAATACTGGAACTATGACTGGAACAATAAGAGTATATGGCTACAAAAACTCCTGAGTGATATAATTCTAATATGGCAATTGTACGCCTTGGCTTAGGCACTCCCTCTGCAAATACTGATACGTTACTCCATACGGCGGTACGTCAATCTATTATTTCTGTAATTGCCACCAATAAATCTGCTGCCCCAGCAACTATCAGGGTATGGATTCAGCCAAGCACAGCCACTACGACCGCCCAATATGCTTATGTGGCATACGACACTGTTCTTCCAGCAAACAACTCCTTAGAAACCTTCAGAGTTCCACTGGAAAAGAATGATCTTGTCTATGTAAGAGCATCTTCCCCAGATGTTTCTTTTTCTATCAACGCTATTCATGAGTCAAGCGGAAATTATAACAAGGTTTTTGTTTCAGATTCCGTTCCAACAGCCAACTATATTGGAGATGTATGGGTAAGTCAGGCACTTGGCTATGTAAAGTTCTGGGATGGAACAATGTGGGTAAATGCCGTTCCAGGATCAGCGGGGTATGCACAGAATACTCAGCCATCTTATCCACAGGAAGGTCAGTTGTGGGTAGATCTTGATGATGTTCCTACGACAATTCCAGGATATCCAACAGTATTCTATTCAACAACACAACCAACTGGATTGGGTGTAGGAGATGCTGGAACAGTATGGACAAATAGCAATAATTCAACAATGAGTGTATGGTCTGGAACAGCATGGACACTTATTACATCTGCTGCTAAATATCAATCATCTGCTCCTACATCTGCGGCAACTGGTCAAGTGTGGGTAGATTCAGCCGCAAACTTGATGTATGTATATAGTGGATCTACTTGGATATTAGCAGCAGCACCAGGGTCATCATATCAATCATCTGCCCCCTCTTCACCATCTACTGGAACGCTATGGGTAAATTCATCAACTGGCGCAATCTCTGTATGGTCAGGTTCAGCATGGGTAGCAGTAAGTTCTCAGCCAAATGACTATCAATCAATTCTAGCGACAAGGATGTATGGATAATGAGCAGTGCAGGAGTTCAAAGATTTCTATCTGGAAGACAGGTGTCAAGACCACAAATAGAAAACTCATTTGAGGCAGTCGGAGGAACAATAACTCTTGCTGGAGGATATAAAATTCATATTTTTACAACGGTAACTTCAGATATTTTTTCTGTTAAATATGGAGAAAAGAAATGTGAAATATTGGTTGTTGCAGGCGGTGGCGGAGGCGGTTGGGACGTAGGCGGTGGTGGTGGTGCAGGTGGCCTTTGTTATGCAGACAATTATTCTGTAAGTACAAATAATTATGCAGTGGTTGTGGGTGGTGGCGGAATGGGAGCGGGAGCATCTTCACCAGGACCGTATAACGCAGTGGCTGGATCTAATTCAAGTTTTGGTGCAATTACAGCATTTGGTGGAGGATATGGTGGTGGATGGAATGCAAGAGTTGGCTCTTCTGGAGGATCAGGAGGAGGTTCGGCAAGCAACTTAGGAGCACAGTACTCAGCAACTCAAACATCAGGTACTGGTTATGTTGGTTTTGGATATGCTGGTGGAATAGGTGCAAATAATACTGCCAACTCAAATGATTACGCTGGAGCATCTGGAGGGGGTGGAGCAGGAGGAGTTGGTGGAAATGGATCTTCTGGAGCCATTGGAGCCAATAGTACATCCTATGCTTTTGCAGGACCAGGAAAACAATATTCTATTTCTGGATCAAATACTTGGTATGCCATGGGAGGTCCAGGAAATAACAACAGCACTTCACATTATGGTGCAGCAGCAACTGGTGGAGCGGCAGCATGTGCAAGTGCTAATGCCAATACTGGCGGCGGTGGCGGTGGTGGCGGAACACCAGACACTGGAGGAAATGGTGGATCAGGAATTGTTATTGTCAGATACCTACTCTGATGATATAATTTAACAATGGCTACCCTTGACATTACTGGTCGTCCAGCATATATGTATGACCAAGAGACTGATAAGTGGTATGCAATTGCTGGAAGAGTGGCAACATCAGCCAACTATATTTGGACTGGTACTAATCAGTTTACCAATCAAGTAATTTTTAGTTCATCTGTTAACTGTTTTCTTAATCCAGCAGAGAGAGCATCAATAGTAACTTCTCCAGCAATTGGCCTTCTTACCTTTATTAAGCAAGATGCAGGTGGAACAACTATAAATAGATTTGAATATTGGACTGGATCTGTTTGGACACCTATTGCAGATCCAAATGCCGCCACAATCAGCGGTACACAAACTTTAACAAACAAGACAATGAGCGGGGCAAGCAATACATTCTCCAATATTCCTGTTGCAGCAATTACTGGACTTGATTCTGCCTTAACATCTTATTCATCAAAATATATTACGCTAAATCAGCAATCAGCATCTTATACTTTAGTTTTAAGCGATGATAGCAAAATGGTAGAAATAAATAATGCTTCCGCAAATACATTGACTGTTCCACCAAATTCATCTGTAGCATTTCCAATTGGAACAAGCATCATTTATTGTCAGACAGGCGCTGGTCAAACGACATTGACACCAGGAGCGGGGGTAACTATTAATGGAACTCCTGGACTTAAAACAAGAACGCAGTGGTCTTCTGTAACACTTGTTAAGAGAGCAACTGATACATGGTTGGCAATTGGCGATTTGTCTGCATAATGATATAATCTAATAAGGTGAATTGATATATGCCAGGTACAGTAGGGTCAGCCCCATATGAGTCAACAATTGCAACTCTATCTGATGGAGCGTCTATTGTTGAGGCATTTAAGTATTATCACACAGGTGGTTTAACTGGATCTATTTTCCCAAACAGCATTCAGTATCATATTCAGTCTATAAATGATCGCGCAGACTCCATTGATTCTCAAATTGGTTATTCTGGGGTATCTCCAACACCAGCATCAATTCAGGCAAGACTGGTTTCTCTAGAAAGCACGGTTGGAACAAGTCTTGCATCTACTTATGTCAAGATGATTCCATCATCAAACGATAATAGTGCAACAAGAAACTTTATCTCTCCTGCAACTAGCGGAATCATTCCTATGACTATTCAGGGTGTACTTGGTCAGAGTGTTGATTTGCAGCAATGGAGAACCAGCGCAGCCTTAGTTGCAAGGGTAGACCAAAACGGTAAATTCTATTCTTATGATGGTACGTCTACAGCAGAAGTAGCCACTCTTACAGGAACTCAAACATTCACTAATAAGACTTTAACTAATCCAATTCAAACAATTGGAACAAATAACAAGACAGCCTCATATACTCTCGTTCTTACAGATCAGAGTAAGATTATTGAGGTAAACTCTTCATCTGCTGCCACCGTCACAATACCCCTAGATTCATCTGTAAACTTTCCAGTAGGAACATATATTGTAGTTATGCAAACTGGAACTGGGCAGGTATCTGTAGATGGAATGATTTCCATAGACGGAAGCGTAATTGTTAATGCCAATCCAGGACTCAAGTTAAGGGCACAGTGGTCAATGATGAGCCTTATAAAGCGAGGCACAAACCTGTGGGTAGCAGTTGGCGACACAATTGCTTGATGATATAATAAGTTTATGGCTAGCGGTCTAACTCCTACATATCTATTGCCCTATCCCATTCAAACAGATGCGGTAGATGTTGCGGCAGATGTAGAATCTCTTGCAACTGCTGTGGAAACAGCCCTCCTAGCAAAATCACCACTAGCATCTCCAACATTTACTGGAGTTCCTGCTGCACCCACTGCTGGATCTGATACAAGCACAACACAGATTGCAACAACTGAATTTGTAATAAATCAGGGTTACTTAAAGTCAGCAACAGCGGCATCAACATATGCGCCACTTGCATCACCAGCATTTACTGGAAATCCAACGGCAGCAACACAGACTCTTGGTAACAGCAGCACAAGAATTGCCACAACAGCATTCGTTGCAAATGCTCTTGCAAATTTTGTCACCTTGCCAGCACAATCCTATCCAACAACAAACGGACAGTTCCTTTTCTCAGACGGAACAAATGCGGCATGGGGAAATATTGCAATGAAGGACGTTACTAATCTAGAAACAACAATTAGTAGCCTATCTACTATATATTCTCCATTAAATCTTACAATTAAGAATAAGACAGCAAACTATACACTTATTGCTGAGGATTCAGCAAAGCAAATTGAGATGAATGTTTCTTCTGGAAACACGCTATACATTCCTACAGATGCTTCAGTAAACTTTCCAGTTGGAACATCTATTATTATTGCTCAGGTAGGAACTGGTCAGACAACTATCGCAGCAGTGACACCTGGAACTACTACGGTTAATGGAACTCCAGGATTAAAGTTGCGTACACAATGGTCCACTGCTACAATTGTAAAGAGAGCAGCAAACCTCTGGATGGTATTTGGCGACCTAACTGCATAAGGTATAATATTTTAAAGGAGAAGACATGGCGGTAATTGGAGTAATTGGCGGAGCAGCCTCATCAGGAAGATATGTTAACGTAAAGCCTACAATAACGTATAACACTACTGGAGTATTTAACATTACCAACAATGATTCCACAGCAAACTACTCCTCATACTCTTCAGTAACTGCTGGAACCCTATCTTTTGGCGCAAACAATGCTACAGTAACGTTGTCAAGCGCAGATTCAACTGCTACGGTCATTAATCGTTCAGCAAAGGGTGTTACGTCTTCACCATCAACACTTGCAGAGCGTAAGTCATTTAGTTACACTTATGTTTCTGCTCCACCACCAGCCACAGGAACATGTTATAACTATTCTTCACCTGGAGGAACAAGATATGGAACTACTTGGATGGCATTTTATGGCAGTCCATACACCTATCTAAATCCAGCACCAGGGTATACTCAGGCTCCATCAGAGTGGTATAAGATCACCTGATTTTTGTAACAAAACTGTTACAAATCACACTATATTTTTCCCCTATCCGCATTGCGGAAATCATAAGAAGTTGCTACAATTAGACTTCACTAAAATTCAAAAGGACGGTGCTTATATGTCATTCATTGACGATAATGGATCAATATCAGATCCATACAGAAACTTTATTCATGTCTCCAGATACAGCCGCTGGCTAGAGGATAAAAACAGAAGGGAGACTTGGGTAGAGACTGTAGATCGTTATATGAGTTTCATGAAGGGCCACCTTGTAAAGAATTATGGTTATGACGAAAACGATATCAAGTTTGCTAAGGTAAGAGATGCAATCCTTAATCATAAGGTGATGCCTTCCATGCGTAGCGTAATGACCGCAGGACCAGCACTTGAAAGAGATAACATTGCAGCATATAATTGCTCTTTCATTGCTGTAGATAGTCTAAGAGCATTTGATGAGGCTATGTATATTCTCATGAATGGAACAGGTGTTGGATTCTCTGTTGAGCAGAAGTATGTTGCCAACCTTCCAGTAATTGCAGAAGAACTTTTCCAAAGCAATACAACTATTGTTGTTGAGGACTCTAAGTTGGGTTGGGCCAAGGCTTACAAGGAACTTATTGGTCTTCTTACCATGGGTCAGATTCCAGAATGGGATATGTCAAAGGTACGTCCAGCAGGAGCAAGACTAAGAACTTTTGGTGGTCGTGCATCAGGACCAGAGCCACTAAATGATCTATTTAAGTTTACAGTTGAGCAGTTCAAGATCGCTAAGGGCCGTCGCCTAAAGCCAATTGAGGCCCATGATCTCATGTGTAAGATTGGCGAGGTAGTTGTTGTAGGTGGGGTTCGTCGTTCAGCACTTATCTCACTTTCTAATCTAGATGATTTTGAGATGGCTAAGGCTAAGTCAGGTCAGTGGTGGGAAACAGAACCACAGCGTGCTCTAGCCAATAACTCAGCGGTATACAATGGCAAGCCAAATACTGCTCAGTTCCTTCGTGAGTGGCGTAATCTTTATGAGTCAAAGTCAGGCGAACGTGGTATCTATAATATGGATTCCGTTCGTAAGCATATTGATAAGTTTGGTCGTCGTGATTCATCAAAGGTTGCAGGAACAAATCCATGTGGAGAGATTCTTCTTCGTCCAAATCAGTTCTGCAATTTGACTGAGGTAGTTATTGATGCCAACGATACTGAGGCAAGTCTAAAGGAGAAGATCTACATTGCATCGATCCTTGGAACCTGGCAGTCAACACTAACAAACTTTAAGTACATTCGTAAGACATGGAAGGATAATTCAGAAGAGGAAAGACTTCTTGGCGTATCTCTTACAGGAATTTTTGGAAACAAGTTGACAGGAACTCTTCACGATGGACTAGCAGATATGCTTGATCGTCTCAGAGAGTTCGCTGTAGAGGTTAATGCAAAGGAAGCAGATGATCTAGGCATTGAGCATTCAAAGTCTGTCACAACAGTCAAGCCTTCTGGAACAGTTTCTCAGTTGACTGGAGTTTCTAGCGGTATTCATCCATGGTACTCAAAGTATTACATTCGTTCAGTTCGTGCAGATAATAAAGATCCATTGACTCAGTTCCTTAAGGAATTTGGTGTTCCAAATGAGCCAGATGTAATGAAGCCAGATGCCACTACAGTGTTCTACTTCCCAATCAAGGCTCCAGATGGAGCAACAGTAACAAAGGATCTTTCAGCCATTGACCACCTTGAGGTGTGGAAGACATACCGCACACATTGGACAGAGCACAATCCATCTGTAACAATTAACGTTGCAGAGGATGAGTGGCTTGATGTTGGTGCTTGGGTATTTAAGAACTTTGACTCCATTGGAGGAGTTTCTTTCCTACCATTGTCAGAGCATTCATACAAGCAGGCTCCATATCAGGAAGTCTCACAGGAAGAGTATGAGGCTGCTCTAGCAGCAATGCCAAAGCGTATTCCATGGGAATCACTTCCACTATACGAACTAGAAGATTCAACAACTGGAAGCCAGGAATTGGCTTGCACAGGTAATGCTTGTGATGTAGTTGATCTAGTATCAGCATAATAAGGCGGCAAGAGGAGGGGGTAGTTTCGGCTGCCCCCTCCTTGCTATAATGGTATATATGAGCACCACTGGAAACCAATATGCAGATAAGGTTTTTTCAGAGCACCCAATTGCTATGTGGTCGCTTGATGAAAAACTCTATTATCTATCACTTATAGATGACAATGATAGAAGATTCTCGACATGGACTCTAGACAACTGTACCTATAGCAATACACCAACAATCCCAGACATTCCATCACCATTCGATAGCGATATCTATTCTTCTATTACTGCAAGTGTTTCTACACCAGTTCTTGTTGAGGTAGAAAGTTCTGGATTATTTAGTTCTGTAAACATTGATACAGAAACAAATACGTTTTGTGTAAACTTCTTTATGTATCAGAAGCCAACATATATAAATTGGTTTAAGGTGGGATATAGATATCTTGATGCGCTTGGCGCAAGTCAGGAAGTTCTTTCAGGTGAGATTCCACCACCAATAGCAGAATCATGGGTTAATTTTAATAATGTATATCAATTGCCAACAAGTTGGTCTGGAGATTTAAAACTTGTAATTCAGGTAGACTTTAAAGATAGTTCAGGTGGAGATGTTTCTTCAAGAACTTTAATCATGAATGGATTATCTATAGGACAAAACTCAGAAACAACATGCTATTCAAGTCTAGGAAGTACTGCAATTTCTATCCCAGCATCTGTTGGAATTACTGGAGTGCTTGGAGTCTCAGCAGATCAATATGGAGTCCTTGCAGACAATGGATATTATATTGTAAGAAACAACCAAATACTTGCTCACAATGATGGGTTTCCAATTATTTATGGAACAGATAATTCAACAAAGGTTTATCCATCAAATGTAAACATACCATCTTTTGTTTTTCCAGGAAAAGGTATGCTTCATGAAAAGGGAAGAAATAAGCAATATTCTTTAGAAATGTGGATGAAGATTGATCCATCAACAAATATTGCAAAAAAGATAATTGGTCCGTTAGATAGCAATGATGGAATATATGTTAAGGAAGGATTCCTTACGCTGGTAGTCGGAGATCAGATTGCCTCTCATTGCGTTTCTGAATGGTATAGGCCAATGCTTATGCATTTAATAATTAAAGAAAATAATATTGTTATGCTTATAAATGGAGAAGAGGTTGTTAACATTCTTTTCCCAAGAACAACCATAGATTTGCCAAATACCGCAGATTGGTGGGGTATCTATTCTTACTCAAACATCAATGTATTTGATATTGACTGCATATCTATTTATCCATATAATATTTCAAATCTTGTAGCAAAGAGAAGATTCGTTTATGGTCAGGGAACTCCATCAATTCAATCAATCGACAATACTTTTGCAGGAACCCCAACAACCATTGATTTCTCAACAGCAGAGTATTCTTCCAACATTATTTATCCAGATTTTGGTAGATGGGATGCTGGATATTTTAATAACCTAAATGCAACAAAAGATTATATTTCTATTCCTGGATATGAATTGCCAACAATTAATATTGGCGGCAGAGATGTTAATGAATGGTATGCAGACAACTATACGGTAAATACTTTAGAGTATCCAGACTCACTTCATCCAAAGTTTATTACTTTTAGACCAAATATTTCTTATGATATTGATGATAACCCCTATTGGAATCCAGATGGATCAAACTATACAGCCCAATCATATCTAAACTTTCCATCACTAAATATTCTTAATGATTCACTTTCTGCTGTATATGGAATTTTTGAAATAGAGCAGGACATTGCAGAAGCAAGAACCTTAATGAGTTTTGTCAATATTACAAATGGAGATACGTTTGACATAAATATTGAATCTGATGAGATAAAATATCTATACAATGGATCTCCTATTGTTGACAGTAATGGAAATCCAGCGGTACAAACAATCACTCTAGGAACAGAAACACTTGTTGGCCTTAACTTTGAAGCAGCAGGAATTGCTTATGGATACGATATATCAAGATTTTTCTCCTCACCATCTTCAGTTCAATTATATGTGGGTGGAAATGGAACAAACACTTTTGAAGGAAAAATCTATATTGTTGGATTTTGTAATCAGACAAATTATGAAAGCATTTCATCTAACTTTGATACAAATGGAATAATTAACAAAGATAATTATGAACTTCTTTTAGATCATTTTGCTAGTTATACCCTGGTTGCAGAATATGAATATCAAAAGATGTATTTGGATATTTCTGTATCTTCTGAGTGGGAAGAATATTTTCCATTATCATATTTTGCAAGTTATGTAAGTGATGAAAATGGAAATCCATATTATGATCTAGATATGTTGCAGATTAATCTTGGATATGCATCAGTAGAATCTCAAGGCATTTGGCAATATTCACAATTAGACGCAGACTTCTCTGGTCAAACCTATCAAGATTTAAAGGATTCAATTTATACAAACTATTTCAATCTTAAGAAAAACAACACTTCTGGAGACACCATTAATGTTGGAGGATCATCTCTAAATGGATATCTAACATTCCAATCTTTGGCTAGTGGAGCAAATAGTCCATTATCAAGTTTTGCTTATGAAAAAGGTTTGACTGAAACATATGTAATTGATCCTGATCTAGAGAATACCGTTTCTCTTCCAGAAAAGGCTTATCAAACAAAATTTGTTTTTAAAGATAATGTTATTGTGTACCCACCAAAATCAAACAATTTTGAAGACTATGCAATGGTAGTACATCTAAAGATTAATCAAAGATCTGTTCTTAAGAATCCATTAAAGATTAAGAGTTTTGAAATAAGTTGTAAAAACTTTAACTATAACTCACTAACCAATAATGAATCACAAAGAAATTATATTGGAACAAAATTTGGTAAAAAGGTTTATCCAGAAATTGAAAATAGTGGAGTTATAGATTATAAGGGCAAAAATCCATATACGATATATAAGACAAACACTCCATATCTATACAACACAAAAAAGTCTGGAATAAAGTTGGCTAATTATGGATCAATTACCTCACCAGCAGATAATACATATCGTGCTTCAATTCCAGTAAATGCAAATGGATCTTATGACTTTAATGTTTCTGCAATTAACTTCTTCCTTCTAGCAAGTTTGCCAACGATAGATGATGAATTTCCACTTATGGATATTAGACACAAGGATGGAACAATATCTTTAATAGCAAATAAGACGGTAGACGGAATATCAGTCAATGCATATAGCAAGACAATAGTTGGAGCCACGATAACATATACACAAATTTATACATTAAGTTTTTATCAAAATGGAAAATATGTAAATTCTCCATCTATAAAAAATAATGAATGGAACAATATTTCAGTTCTTTTTGACAATAGCCTAGACTTTGGAGAATTCTACACTGGGTCTATTGATATGTTTGGTGGATTTGTCTTTAACAATATCTCCTATTATTTGAAAGAAGGTCTTGAGGCAAAGATTGACCTATCCCTTAGAACCTGGGACGGAATACTAAATGAGGACTATGATGGAAATCCAGTAATTCCAGAAAATGTTTGGTCATACTGGTCATCAGACAGCAAGACATGGCAATACGCATATATTCTTGGACAAGATTCTTCCTATACAACTACACCAGAAGATATTTACAAGGCATACACAGGAACCAATAGAAATATTATTGACGATGGTTATGGTATGCAGTTACAACAGAAAGAAACATCTATCATTACGGATGTATCTTGGTCATCTTATACCAATAAACCAGCATAATCTGGTACAATGGTGGTTATGGGAAGAACAAAATACTATAATCATGGAAAATTAGGTCGTGGAAAGGTATCTCTAGTAGATACTGGTGTTGCACAGCGCAACGCTGTTGGATTCGAATGGGGTCTTTATTTCTGGAAGATGCCAGATGGACACCTATTTAAGAATGAAGATGGAGATCCACTAAATATTCCTTCTGTTAAGGGAGATGCTGGTCAAATTGCAAAGTTGCGTGCAGCAGCGGCACATTATGGGCAGCCAGAAGGTGAACCATGGTTCTATGCTGGTATTGGTCGTGCCACAGATGAAGAGCACGCAGAGCAGGTTGATCGACTAAACCAAGGTCTTATCCCATCACTCAATGACATTGGAGCACTTGCTGCTGCCAAGAAGTCATTAGAAACATATGGAGATATTGACTAATGGAAAATCAGCAGATCCTTATTGACGCTAATATGGCAACTCAGATTATTGAGAATGAGTGGGCAAACTCAGATCCATTTGCCAAGAACTGGGAAGAACTTATTTCTCTTAATGGACTTGAGAAGAACTTTAAGCGCAGAGTCTCCAGAGTAGAAAAGGCTGCCCCTCCAGGCGGAATGGCTGATGCCCTTGGTCGTGGAGCAAATGGACTAACCATTAACAATGTTCCAAGAGATCCAGACGGTCAGATTTCTAGAAGATATCTTAGTGACTCAAAGGCTATTGGTCAGAACCAGGATCGCACAGTTGGCTCAAAGAAGATTAATCCAGGTCAGGTATATCGCAATGGTTATGGAATCTTTGATCTAATTACACCACCATATAACTTGTATGAACTTTCAGCATATTACGATACATCTTTTGCCAATCATGCTGCTATTGATGCCAAGGTATCAAATACAGTAGGTCTTGGCTACAAGTTTGATATGACTTCAGCAACATTGATGAAGTTAGAATCCTTGGATGATGAAACAAAAAAGAAGAATGCAAAGCGTCGTATCGAAAAGTTAAAGATACAACTTGGTGCATGGCTTGAGAATCTTAATGATGACGAAAGTCTAACAAAGATTCTTGAGAAGGTTGTCACAGATATGCAGGCAACTGGAAATGGATACATTGAAATTGGCAGAACTGTAACTGGTGAGATTGGCTATGTTGGTCATATTCCATCCACAACAATGCGTGTTCGCAGACTTCATGATGGCTATATTCAGATCATTGCTGGAACAATTACTTACTTCCGTAACTTTGGTGCAACAAACGCAAACCCAGTTACCACAGACCCTCGTCCAAACGAAGTAATTCATCTTAAGGAATATTCACCACTCAACACTTTCTATGGTGTACCTGACATTATGGCTGCCATGACTTCCCTGCAAGGTGACCAAATGGCACAGCGTTACAACATTGATTACTTTGAGAATAAGGCTGTACCACGTTATATCATTACAGTCAAGGGTGCAAAGTTGACACCAGAGGCAGAGGACAAGTTGTTCCGATTCTTCCAGACAGGACTTAAGGGACAGTCACATCGAACACTCTATATCCCACTACCTGGAGATTCCGAAGGTAGCAAGATTGAGTTTGAAATGCATCCTGTAGAAAATGGTATTCAGGAAGCATCATTTGGGCAGTATAGAAAGCAGAACCGTGATGACATTCTCATGGCACATCAGGTTCCACTTTCTAAGTTGGGTGGAGTAGACGCTTCATCAACCGCTGCCTCTATGACACAGGACAGAACTTTCCGTGATCAGGTTGCAAAGCCATTGCAGGAATATGTTGCTAAGGCAATTAATAAGATAATCAGAGAAAAGACAGACATTATTGAACTTACCTTTAATCAGGTTAGTCTTACAGATGAAATTGCTGAGTCTCAGATTCTTGAGCGTTATGTTAAGAACCAGATCCTCGTTCCAAATGAGGCTCGTGAAGTGATTGGTTATCCACAAAGAGATGGTGCAGATAAGCCACTGGAATTGAATCCACGACAGGCTGCTGATGCTAAGGGTAATATGCCAGGAAACAAGACGAGGGACGCTCAGAGAACTAACGAACAGTCTGATGGAGCCGCTGCAATAAGCGGAAGAAATCCAAAGGGCGCTGGCGCAAAGACAGACTAATAACATTTTAATAAATGTTTGATATAATGGGAATAACTATGGAAATTAATAAGGCAAATTGGTCAACGAAAGATAGCCA